GAGGGAGCTCAATTAGAGAATATAGGTTCAACAACTATATCAGCTACTCAATGGGGTTATTTGGGTGCTGCGACCGGTGCTATTACAAATACAGACACAAACACGCAGTTGTCCACTGAGGCTGTTCAAGATATTGTTGGCGCTATGCTTGTTGGTACAGAGACTAGAATTGGTGTATCATACGATGACACAAACGGTAGAATAAATTTTGTGGTAGATGACATGACAGCAAACACGAATACACAGTTGTCAAATGCAGAGGTGAGAGCTGCTGTTGCTGCTGCCACTGATTCGCAAGTATTTACAGATGCAGATCATACTAAGCTAGACGGAATAGAAACAGGTGCTACAGCAGATCAATCATCTGTATCAGGATCTTCAGGATCATGTACGGGTAATGCGGCTACGGCGACTAAAATATCTAGTATTACTAATAACAACATAGTTCAACTAGCAACTACTACAACTCAGACAGGTACTAAAACTTTCAGTGGTGTTATAGATATAACAAACACAACAGATTCTAGTAATAACAGTGGTGATACAGGAGCACTTAGATGTGAAGGTGGTGCTAGTATAGCTAAAAAATTATATGTAGGTTCTACAATAACAGGTTCTGCCGATGTAATAGCTTACTCAGACGAGCGTTTAAAGAAAAATGTTAAAACATTAGACGGTAAGAAAGTGTTGGAGATGAGAGGGGTTAGTTTTGAACGTGTTGACAGTGGAAAACAAAGTTCAGGTGTAATAGCTCAAGAAATGGAAAAAGTTGCGCCAGAACTTGTTATAGACGATGGTAGCTATAAAGGTGTTGCTTATGGTAATATTGTAGGTTATTTAATTGAAGCTATTAAAGATCAACAAAAACAAATTGACGAATTAAAAGAAATTTGCAATGGCTGTTCCAAGTAGTGGTGCGTTAAGCCTTGCTGGTATTAGAGCAGAGTTAGCTACTAATACTTACAATACTAGCGCAACAACACAAGCAAGTCTTTTGCAATGTTCTAACGGTGCTGTAGCAACTATTAATACAGCTAACGCCTCTAGTAATAGACCTGACGGTAGTGCACCGCATGCAATGACTGAATTTTATCAATACGACCATGATGCTGCAGCCGCATTTGCTGATAATAAAAGTTTTGATTTTGATGGAACTAACGATCGATTAGAAGGGTCTGGTAGTCTTGCACAACAATTTATTGGAGGAGCATCATCAGCTGGCGCTGGCTCTATTAGTGTTTGGGTTAAGCTAGATTCAATGTCTGGTAATGGGTTTATATTTCAATTAAGTCCTGAAGAAGGCACTACAAATCTAGTATTACTTCTTTGGAATAATGCTGCTGGTAGAATAAGAGGTAATGTTAAAGTAAGCAATGCTACAAATGTTGTTAACTCTCAAGCCGGTTTAGAAAACGATGGTAACTGGCATCATGTAGCTTTTACTTGGGAATATGGATCTAAAACAGCGGCTAACAATGAGACTAAATTATACATAGATGCTTCACTCAAAGATACAGATGCTATATCAGGTGGGTGGAATGATGGAAATGGCCCTGCAGTTGTAGGTTTTGGTAGAAATCACCCTACAGGCAACACAAACCCTTTTAATGGTCACATGAACGATATAGCTTTATTTAATGATAGACTAACAGCTTCTGAAATTACATCTATATACAACTCAGGATCGCCAAAAGACGAAAGCGGTCATTCAGGATTATTGGCTTACTACACTATGGAAGGTTATAGTGATGAGGACACAACGTTAACTGATGACTCTAGCAACTCTTACAGCTTAACAATAACTAATAGTAGCAACATAGATAGTTCAGACACACCATAATATGGCAAGAAAATACGTAATAATAACAAGCAGTGATGTAAGCTCTGTAGATTTTACCAAGGTACAAGAAACATCTGCGGAAACATTGAGGTGGAATAATGACAATACAAAAACCTTTGTAAAGTATGAAGGTTCCAAACCAACATTCTTACACGGTAAAACAACTTACACTTACACAGAAATATTAACAATATTAAATGATGTTAATGGTGAGTGGTATGTAGAAGATGAAGAATAGTGTAATTATTCACTATTTTATGTGATATTATAAATAGATAAATAACAATAAAATTAACTTAAATTAAATAAAATGGCAAAAAGAAAAACACCTAAGGTTAAAGACCTTAAAGTAAAAGCAGAAAAACTGCAAGAACAAGAACTAAATGATTTACAAAGTTTAGTACAACAAATAGATATGTTACACCTGAATATAGGTAGAACAAGAGCTGCAGAGCACGATTTGTTACATAAATTAGCTGTTCATCAAGACCAAGTAAAACTTATGCAAGCTAAATTACAAGACATTTATGGAGACGCTGATATTGACGTGAGAACGGGGGATTTAAAATACAAAGATGAACAAGCTGATTCGTAAAATATCTATAGGAAAAGATTATAAAAATGACGCCATGCACTATGCCGTAGGGCAAGAAGTGTATGGTGGTCATACTATCTGTGATATATTAGAGGAAAAAAACAAGTATTCTATCTATATTAAAAAAGGCAGAGAAGTTATACCGTGGAAAGACTTTAATAAAAACATGGCTATATCCGTAGAGTATAACTTAGAGTATAAGTAATGAGAGGTATTTACACTTTTGTTGTAAAACCAAAAGGTGAAAGATATAATAATATAAAAAAAGTTGGCGATAAAGAACTTATATTAAACACAGAAGTATCTCACCATCAATTTACAAACAGAGAGGCTATTGTTAAAGCTGTACCAATGGCTAAACTGACAGACATAAAGGTTGGAGACACGGTCATAGTTCATCACAATGTATTTAGAAGATGGCACAATCAATATGGCGTTGAGAAAAATAGCGGAAGTTATTTCAACAAAGATGCTTATATATTAAACGAAGATCAAATATTTGCGTATAATAATGGTAGTGGTTGGAAAGCATTAGAAGGTTATTGCTTTATACAACCATTAAAACAAGATAACAAATTACTTTATAAAGGAAGTGAAAAGTTACAAGGTATTGTTGTTTACTCCGACGGTACTGTTGAAAAAAATAGCTTAGTACAGTTTAAAGCTGTAGGTAAATATGAGTTTGTTATCGATGGTCAAAGGCTTTACAGAGTAAAATCAAATAAAATTATAATTAAATATGAATATCAAGGAAACGAAGAAACGTATAATCCAAGCTGGGCATAGAGCTGTTGAAGAGCTTATTAAAGTTGCTAAAGAAGATATTGTAGATTCTGACGATGATATATCAGCTGATAGATTAAAAAATGCTGCAGCAACAAAGAAACTAGCTATATTTGATGCGTTTGAAATATTGAATAGAATACAAGAGGAAGAAAACTTAATTGAAGGTAGAGAACCTGAAGAAAATAAAGTAAAAGTATTTAAAGGTTTTGCAGAAGGTAGATCAAAGTAATGTATAAGCAGAATTTATATAAAGTAGTTGAACCTATAAAGAAAACTACTATAAACAGGCTTAATAAAAGTAAGAAGTGGAAGTATGGTTACAATAAAGAACAGGATATTGTTGTTATATCAAAGACTGGGCAAATTGGTGAAATACTTGAGATTCAAAATTTTCAAATAGCACTACCAAAACAACCTAAAAATATATATACTAACAAAGAAAAGAAGTGGAAGCAGTTTGAATATCCTAAAGAATTAAAAAGATTAAAAAGTATATTTGATTGGAAGAACTATCCAGAAGAGAATAAAAGCCAGTGGTATGAATATATTGACGAAGAGTTTACAAGAAGAGAAGAGGGTTTTTGGTTTGACAACAATGGGAAGAGTACATACATCACGGGCACTCATTACATGTATTTACAATGGAGTAAGATTGATGTTGGTGCTCCAGACTTTAGAGAAGCCAATAGGTTGTTTTATATATTTTGGGAAGCGTGTAAAGCAGATAAGAGATGCTACGGTATGTGTTATCTTAAAAACAGAAGATCTGGATTTTCTTTTATGTCCTCTGCTGAGACTGTCAATCAAGCTACGATTTCGTCAGATGCAAGGT